TCGGTGGGTGTTTTTATACCTGCCCACTTGTTAGTATGTGTATAGGAAACGCAACATTCCTATCTATGTTCTAGGAACGTGTTATTGTCACAAACCCTGCAGGATTTTTGGTCTACCTGTTTGTTTATGTTCCTATCTCCGTAGGAGTTAGGAGCATAAACAAAAGGCTTGACAACTTAATACTTTCCCCCTTTCAATCCCCCTTTCTTTTAAGCCTTTCTTTTATTTTAAGTTAATAAGCCGCAAGTTTAATGTCTAATCTGCCAAGTGCAATTATAGTAACTTCCATAGCAGAATCTGGAAGTAGGACGTTGGAGTCTAGGGAGCCAACGAAAGCTATGCTGTGCTTGGAGATGTTAGCGGATGGATCGACCTGGCAGCAAGTGGCGGATGAGACAGGATGGAGCTTCAATCAAATTGGGGCTGTTAAGGCTAGACACGAAGTGGCTATTGAAGTGAGGAAGAAGCAACTAGCGGCAGATGGCTTTGAGATGGCTGAGGGCATTAGACTTCTGATGAAGCAGAAGATGGCTATGCTGGCAGACAATCCAGATGCCTTGGCTAAGGTTAATGTGAAAGACTTGGCATTGTCCTATGGCATAGCCGTGGATAAGGGTATGCTGGCCCTAGGAGAGAACAAGATGGTCATAGAGCACAAAGCAGGGAAGCCTAGCCTAGAGGATGCTATGAAGGCCATTGAGGAAGCTAGAGCCGCGCTTCAGAAGGAAGCCATTAGCGTATGATCTGGAAGAAGCACCCAATATTGGTTCCTCCTACAAACGAGGAGATGGCACGGATGAAGCCAGAGACGCTAGCCAACCTTTTCGACATCTACCATCAGGCCATTGAGAATAGTCAACGCGATCCTTATCGTTATGGCTTTAAGCTGCCTCATTGGAAGCGGGCAGAGGAGTTGATGGAGGAGTTCAACGAATTGCTTGTAAGTGGCGGAAATCGGTCTTCTAAGACAACGTGGGCGGCTACGGCTGTGGTAAAGGCTGCGATGACCAACCCAGGTAGTGTCATTATGTGTTTTGCTCAGAATGCGGATGTGTCGATTAGACAGCAGCAGAGTGCCATCTATGATGCTTTGCCAGAAGAGCTAAGAAAGAAAACTCTGAGCGCAGAAGAGAACATCAGCTACACAAGAAAGAATGGTTTCTCTAAGAGCAGTCTTATTCTGCCAGGTACTAAGAGCCACATCATCTTCAAAACCTATGCACAATTCCTCAATAATGACACAATCTTGGAGGGAGCGGAGTTGGGAAGCCGTGATCCACTTTGGCTTAACATTGGCGCTTGGTGTGATGAGTATCTTATTGGCCCTGAGCTATTGGCTACTTTGCGTTTTCGTCTTGCCACCCGTAATGCTAAAATCATCGTTACGTTCACTCCTATCGACGGTTACACAGAAGTTGTCAGAGACTATCTTGAGAAGGCACGAACAATTGAGACTAAGGTCGCTGAGTTATTGAATGATAGGCCCGTACCGTTTGTACAACACTCGGAAAATAGAAATAGCGGCATCATCTATTTCCATTCCAAAGACAATCCATTTGGCGGCTATGAACGTATTGCCCAAGACTTAAAAGGACGGAGCGAAGAAGAAATTCTCACCCGTGCCTATGGCATTCCTACGAAGAGTGCGTCCACACGGTTCCCTATGTTCTCCCGTGAGGTGAACGTCATCAAGCATGATGCCATTCCTAAAGACCTAACTCGATACATGATTCTTGATCCTGCTGGTCGTAAGAATTGGTTTATGTGCTGGATTGGCGTGGATGAAAGCGAAACCTACTACGTCTATCGTGAATGGCCCGATGTTAATGTAGGCGACTGGGCTAAGTGGCATGGTGGCAAGTGGATTGGTGGAGAAGGCAGCAAGGGACTTGGTTACGGAATTAAGGACTACGTTGAACTCATTACTCGTTGCGAGAGCGATAATGGCGAAGTGATAACGGAACGTCTCATTGACCCACGCCTAGGTGCTGCCAAGTATCAAGCCCAGAATGGTGCGAGTAGCATCATCGAGGACTTAGCGGACAATGGCCTTACGTTCATTGCTGCGCCAGGGTTGGACATCGAGGATGGCATACAAGCCATTCAGACCAAGATGGCCTACAATCGTAAGCTAAAGCTAGATAGCCTCAACCGTCCACGCTTCTATGTCTCAGAGCGTTGCGACAACATCATCACAGCTTTACAGGAATACACGGGTGATGGTGGCAGCGATGAAGCATGGAAAGACCCAGTGGATGTCATTCGGTATGCGTGCATAGACAACATTCGTTTTGTAGATGAAACAATTCAACCCAAAACCCGTTCCCAAGGAGGATATTAATGAAAGCCAAGTCACTCAAAGTTAAACTGAAGTCAATTGAAGAACTTAATGCGGAAAGCCCAGACAAGCCTAGGTTCTTGCGTGCCGTCGTTCAGTCGCAAGCTCGCAATCCACAATGGGTGTTCGCATCCATTGATGGCGTCGAAGGTAAATGTGTCGTAGCCATTCCGCGCCGATTTACAGGCAAGCTAGAAGGAAAAGTCATTAACGTAGAAGCAATTAAAGATGAAACAGGCACAACCTACCGACACGAGTTCCTTAGCACCTGATATTACGATTAGTCGTAAGTGGCTATTGGAGCAAAGCGATAGGTTGCTTTGGCACGAACACAACAAGCGTGTACGGGAAAAAAACACGGCTGAATTGTTTCCCGATGAGTTGTCAGATAAGATAGGTCGTTCACAAGAATATGTTTGTGGCATAATTAAGAACGCCATATCCCATGCCAAGAGTAATAAACTCAAAGAGTTAAATGAAACCCGTAACATGGTAACATAAAGAACGCAATCTTCCACGCTAAATTATGCAAGAAACTCCACAGCAACACGCCCTGACCTTTGTAGAGAATGATGGCCCTAACGTCGTTGCCTTGAAGTCGGCATACGATAGGACAACCACCGAACTCGGCACCTATTTCAATCAGTGTGTGAATAGTAGCGACTACCGTCGTTGCTATTGGCCTGGAAAGTCTAGTGACCTCCGCAAGCATGGCGGCGATGCGTTCCCGTGGGAAGGTGCGTCTGATACGGAAGCCCGTGTCATTGATGAGAAGATTAGCACTTACGTTTCTATTTTCACTTCGTCCTTGGCTAAAGCTAACATCCGCGCCTATCCCGTGGAGTATAGTGACGAAAGCCGTTCGCGTGTTACGAGTGCATTCCTCAAGTGGATGCTGTCCACATACATCCCACGTTTCAAAGAAGAGATGGAATTGGGTGGCAACTACCTTTTAGAGCGTGGTTTGATGGTTACATACGTTGGCTGGGAACGTATGGAGAAGAAGTTCTTACAGAAGATTGACTTGCAGCAAATTGCAGCGACCAGCCCAGAGCTGGCCCAGCTCATCATCGAAGGCAAGAATGACAAAGAAGTCATTGCTATGCTTCGTACTGTTTATCCCGATGTTGTTGAGAGCCGTGCTAAGAAAGCCTTGGGCGAACTTCGTAAGAATGGCATCAGCGAGCTTCCCATTAGCCGCCTTAGCGTTGATCGTCCCTACGTTCAAGCGTGTGCCCCTGATGGTGATGTATTCTTCCCATCCTATTGCCTAGACCCACAACGCGCCCCATTTGTCTTCTATCGTACCTTCCTTACTGTTCAGGAAGTGCTGTCTCGCGTCACCTCTGATGGTTGGGACGAAAGCTGGGCGGAGTATGTCGTCACGCACTTTCGCGGTGTGAACACCTACAACATGGAGAGCGTCTATGCTACTCGCTCCACAGGTCTTTCCAAATATCGCCAGCAGTATAACGCTGACGAACTCATTGAAATTGTGTACGCCTTCCAGCGTCTCATTGATCCAGAAGACGGTAGCGAAGTCATCTATCGTACCATCATGCACCCCAAGTTTACTGGTGCTGCTGATGTGCAAGCCTACGCCAAAGTTGAATTGCTGAACGGGTACAACGACTACCCATTTGTTGTAACCCGTTTGAGCAATGACTCTAAGCGGATGTATGACATCCAGACGTTCCCTGAGATTCTTCGTGGCTATCAGGATAGCGTTAAGACCGAGCGCGATAGCCGTACAGACCGCAACAGCATGGCTACGCTGCCTCCCATCATGCACCCCGTGGGCAATCCTCCTGCGGACTGGGGGCCAGGTCGATTTGTTCCCTATCGCCGTGCGGGTGAGTTCTCGTTTGGCCCTGTTCCGCAATACAATCCAGGTAGCGTTGAGATGGAGAAGACAATGCTTCTCGCGGCTGATGACCTTGTTGGTCTCAATCCCGCCAATCCACTCACCTCGATTCGCCAACAGTTTTTTGTTTCAAAGTTCCTCAATCACGCCCGTGATGTTCTGAAGATGGCATTCAAATGCTATCAACGCTTCGGCCCAGATGAGGTATTCTTCCGTGTTACAGGTGTTGCCGATCCAATGAAGTATAATAAGGGCAACCCTGACGAGGACTTTGATATCACTGTTAGCTTCGACATTCTGAACAACGATCCTGAGACTCAGGAATCTCGTATGCAGCAGTTTGTTAGCTTAATGCAACTGGACAAGAATGGCCGCATCAATGCTGATGCTCTCCTAGAAGCTATGGCTTCGTCGATTGATCCTGTTATGGCTGATGCCATCTTGCAGCCAGCCGAGCAAGCCCAGCAGCAAGTAGTCAAGTTGGTCACAGAAGACCTTTCTAAGATTTATGCTGGCATTGAGGTGGGTGCTCGTCCTAATGGCGCTCAAATCGCATTGCAAGTGGTACAGCAGTATGCCCAGCAGCCTGACGTTGCTCAACGCTTACAGCAAGATGAGAGCTTCCGCACTCGCTTAGAGAAGTATGTCAATCAATACCAATTTGCTTTACAGCAGATGCAGAATGCCCAGATTGGCAAGCTAGGCACCGCTCCCGCTCAGATGGGAGAGATGACCACTCAGGGTATGCAACAACAGTAATTTATGGCACTATTCGGAAACTCCCGTCATCCGCTTCAGCAACAGCTAGACTATCTAGCTGATAAAGAACAGTTTTTAGATTTTCTTGACTATGTAGCTGCTGGACGGGAAGCTGCAATTGGTCAACTTCATCGAGCAAACGAAGGTCGTATCCGTGAGATAAGTGGGCGCATTCAGGCGTTGGATGAGATTCTTGCGACTTGTAATTACATGGCCCTATCCGCCAAACGAGTTAAACGACTCTGAACATTATTCTGCGGGGTGCTACAATAAAGCCTCGCAATTCTTAGCGGCGTAAAGGCTAAGGAAAAATAATGTCAACAGAAGTCCAAACGGCTAACTCTGGAGCCGCCCAAAAACCAGTGAATACATCCAACATATCTGCGAGCAATTTTGTTGCTCAACGGTATAAAGCCCAAATGGAGGCTGCTAAGGCGCAAAAATCGCCCCCGCCACCCCCAGTTGAGGAGAAGCCAATTCCTGAGCCAGAAGCTACGGAACCTACTGAACAGCATCAAGAGCCTGTTCAAGAAAGCCCATCAGCTGATGTTCAAGAAGAAGCCAAAGTTCTTTCTAAGGACGTTGAGATTGAAAACATGAGTGAAGCGGAGCTTAAAGAGCTTGCGTCAAAACTCGGAAGCAAAGCTGTTGCTCGGTTCGGTGAACTCACCGCCAAGCGCCGCGCTGCTGAAGAGCAATTGGCACAACTCCAAGCTGAACTCGCCCGCCGCGAAGAGAAGCCACTAGAAGCTAAAGTGGTAAATAACCCATATTCAGACCTTGCTACACCAGAAGACTTGCAAGCCAAGTTTACTCAAGTGAACGAAGTCATTGAATGGGGTGAAAACATTCTCGACCGAAGTGAAGACCTTGCTGCTGACGACGTTGTTGCTAACGTCGATGGCAAGGAATACACTAAGCGCGAAATCAAGGAAAAGACACGGGAAGCTCGCAAAGCGCGAGATACCTATCTTCCAGCTCAACATAAGGAAATTAAACTGGCTCAAGACCGCACGGTTTTGCGTCAAGCCCTTATTGAGCGTTCCAAATCGGAACTTCCTTGGATGCAAGGCGACGACAACGACATCCGTAAGCAATACGAGTCTATGATGAGTGATGAGCGACTGAAGGGTATCGAGAAGGCTCTACCTGACTTGGCTCCACAAATTCCGTATCTCTTAGCTCATGCTGCTAATAGTTTGTATGCTCGTAGGCCAGTGGATGTTAAACCATCCGTAAAACTTGCCCCGAACAGCCCAATTATTAACCAGTCTGCCGACTCCCTAAAGCCTGAAGTTCGTCAGAACAAGGCTTTGAAAGACCTCAGTGAACGATTTGGAAAATCGTCTAGTTACAAGGACTTCACAAAACTTCGTGCTCTTCAACACACTAAATCTTAATTATCATGGCCTTTTCTAATACCTATTCCGTTACTAATCCAGGTTCCGCTGTTTCTAACCGCGAAGACCTCACAGACGTTCTGACGATCCTCGCGCCAGAAGAAACACCAGTTACATCGCTCGCCAAAAAGAGCAAAGCTACCGCCACTTTCAATGAGTGGACGGTCGATACCCTCGCTTCCCCAGTCACTGCTGGCGTTCGCGAAGGTCAAGACATCTCGTCCTTCACGGACAAATTCTCTGGCCGCGCCCGTCTCGGCAACTACATCCAGTTGTTCCAAAAGAACTACATGGTGTCCCAACTCCAAGACGCCGTTGAGTCCGTTGGCCCAGCCAAGATTGCTGAAGCCGAAGCAAAAGCTATCCGCGAAATGAAGCGCGACATCGAAGCCACCGTTTGCGGTACGCAAGACCGCGCTGTGGAAGATGGCAGCACAACCGCCTACGCTATGCGTGGTCTCGGTCTGTGGCTCTCCAACACCCCTGGCAGCGACGTTCCTTCGGCCTATCGCACGCCCACAGCGTCGATCAACGGCACAGGCACGACCCTCACTGAGTCCGTGTTCAACAGCCTCGTTGCGTCTATCTTCTCGCAGACAGGCACAGTCGATGCGCTCACGCTCGTTGCTGGTACGACTCTCCGTCGCACCGTCTCTGGCTTTGCCCGTTCTGACGGCAACTCCAGCGAGAACGTGTTCCATGTCAACCAGATGGCGACTGACAAAGAGATTACTCTCTCGGTCAACACCTACGACAGCGACTTCGGCCTCATCACAGTCATCAACGGTAACCCAGCTTGTATGCCTTCCGCTGCGACTGGTTACCTCATCAACCCAGACTACATCGGTATCGCTGAGCTGATGAGCATCGGTAGCACCCGTCTGCCAAATCAAGGCGGTGGCGAGCGCGGCTTCATTGACGCTGCTCTCACCCTCCAGGTTCACTCGCCCCTTGCCCACGGCAAGATCACAGCGGTTGCCTAATTGGTAGTTAGCTAAACCCCCCGAGGCTTGTGTGGTATAATCCGCACAAGCCTTTTTTATGGAAATTATTACCAAATTACCACGGACTTCGAATAGTGATGCTGACCGTGCGTTAGTTAATGAACTACGTTATGGCGTAAAACTCAAAGAGGCTTGGGAAAATGAGCGTGAAAAGATTTGCGCTCAACACGCTGAGAAGATTAAGAATGCCCAGAAAGACGCTTTTAAGAGCCTTCGTTGTGTAGCAGTCACTCCAGCATGGGAGTGGTTCAATATGCGTAATAAATACGGCGCAGAGGCTATGCGCGACCGTGGCTTTATGAAAGACTATCAGAAACGCTTCCCTCATCTAAGCCCCAATAAAATCTAATGGCTAACGCAACATATACAGACTTTTTAAACAGGGTTAAAGGGCTGTCCGGTGTATTTACTCCTAGCGCAGACCAACTCACCTATTTTGTTCACTTGCTCAATCGCAGGGCAAATATGGCTTACGAGGCTACGGACTATTGGCCGCGCTATCTAATCGCTGGTGAAACCCGTACCGTTACAAACAATGTAGTTCCATTTACAGAATCGGGCAAATCAGAAATTGATACATTTCTTCGCATACACAAGACCTACCAGCCTTTCTATCTCTATTCTGCTGTTGAACTTGAGTATTACGTCAATGCTGATGGCGCACACCTAGTTGGTGATACAGCTCCTTCAACAAGCACATTTGTAACTTACAAGAAGGTATGGGATGGCCCATACACCAATTCCAGCACTAACATCCCATACGAATGGCTTGACCATTTGGCTCATGCCGTTTATGCTGATTACTTGCGCCAAGATGGTCAAAACGAGAAGGCAATTGCGGAAGAAAACATCGCAAAAGGCATTCTTGATGACCAACTTCAAAAGACTGATGTTAGCCGCGCAACTGGTATGATGGCTCATCGTATCTCAACCCATAATTCCCGCTCCTTCCGCCGATGAATAGCTACGTTGTTAATCTCTATCCTAAACCGAACGATACAAATGCCAGTCAAACCATCACAGTGGCAGCTACTGCGGTGAGTTTTGCCGACAACTTTGAATACAAGACTAATGCTTGTTTCTTTACCGTTCAAACTGCTCCCGTGATTGTTACCTTTGATGGTACAGCTCCAACAACCTCTAATGGTCATATCTTGGCCTCTGGTTACACAGGTTGGTTTAGTGCTGCTGCTCTTCGCGTTGCTAAATTTGTCCGCTCTGGTGGTACAAGCGCAACCATCACGATGTCTCAGTTTACCACCTAAAAATGGCTAACTCACGCATAGTCAACGGGCCAATGCAGGTGATTCCCCAGTCGGGAACCACGGCTCGTAGCGTCACGCTTACAACTACCGCTGCCAATTTCATCCTATCTCCTGCGCTCAACGATCAAACCACCCACGTTTGGTGGACACTTGATGGTTGTGATGCGCGAATTATGATTGATGGAACTACTCCTACCACTTCTACGGGTCATTTAATTTACAATGGTAGTTCTGGCATTTGGAGCAAAATTTGGGCTACTTCCGCCAAGATTGTTGCTACGAGCGGAACAGGCGTAATTACCATTTCTGAATTAAATCATACCTAAAATGTCTGGCATATTTGACCAAGTCCTAAGTTACAATCCCACAATCTTAGCCAGTTCAATTGCTGGCTCTGTTACATATAAAGGCACTTGGGATGCGGCGACAAATTCGCCAACATTAGCCAATCCTCCAGCATCTACCACAAAAGGTTGGTATTATGTTGTAAGCGCAGCTGGAACACGATTTGGGATTGATTTTGCCGTTGGTGACTGGATTATCAGCAATGGATCTATTTGGCAGAAAGTTGATTTAACGGATAGCGTTAGCAGCGTCTTTGGACGCACTGGTGCTGTTGTAGCTACCACAGGAGATTATTCGGCTTCTCAAATTAGTGGTTTAGGCAGTTTGGCTACTCAAAACGGTACGTTTAGTGGTACGTCTTCTGGCACAAATACGGGCGATCAAAGCATCAGTATTACGGGAGATGCTACGGCTGCTGCTTCAGCGGGAGTTCTAACGGCTACAGTTACTAAAATTAACGGTACATCTTTGGCTGGGCTTGCTACGGGCATTCTAAAGAACACAACGACTACGGGTGTTCCTTCCATTGCAGTGGCGGCAGACTTTCCAACGCTCAATCAAAATACAACAGGTACAGCGTCCAATGTTACAGGTACGGTGGCTGTTGCTAACGGAGGTACAGGTTCTACTACGGCATCTGGTGCTCGTACCAATTTAGGTTTAGGAAGCCTAGCAACGCAAAATGGGACGTTTTCTGGAACCTCTAGCGGTACTAACACTGGCGATCAGACAATTTCGATTACAGGCGACGTAACGGCATCTGGAAGCACAGGTGCTCTCACGGCTACGGTGGGCAAGATAAATGGTGTTGCGCTCATTGGCTTAGGTACAGGTATCCTCAAGAACAGCACAGTGACGGGACAGCCAGGTATTGCTGTTGCATCAGATTTTCCAACTCTCAATCAAAACACCACTGGGACGGCATCTAATGTCACAGGAGTAGTAGCAGTTGCTAATGGTGGCACAGGTGCAAGTACGCTCACAGGCTATGTTAAAGGCTCTGGAACAGCGGCTCTAACTGCTAGCAGCACCATTCCTAACACGGATGTCACTGGATTGGGTACAATGAGCACTCAGGCTGCCTCTAGCGTAGCCATTACAGGCGGTTCTATCAACAATACGCCAATTGGCGCATCCACCCCTAATACGGGAGCATTTACGACACTTACGGCCTCTACGCCCATTGGAACGGCTTCTGGCGGTACAGGAGTAAATACAACACCATCTAACGGGCAAGTGCTCATTGGTAATGGCACGGGCTACACGGCTAATACGCTTACGGCTGGTTCTGGCATTACTATCACTAATAGCTCTGGAGGAATTAACATTGCGGCCAGTGGTGGTACATCCACTCAAATTGTTACGGCTACAGTTACTAACGCTGAATCAGTTGCAATTACATTAGGTCAAGTTGTTTATGCTTATGGAGCCACTGGTAACCGTATGTCGGTTAAATTGGCTAGCAATAGTTCTGAATCGACTAGTTCAAAAACTATCGGCGTTGTTTCAGATGCGTCGATTGCTGCTAACGGAACTGGAACAATCACGCTTTTTGGAGAAATATCTGGCCTAACTCTAGGTTCATTTACAGATGGTGCAACGCTCTATCTTGGTTCTACTGCTGGTAGTTTTACTAGCACGAAGCCATCAGCTCCCAACCATCTCGTTTATGTCGGTATCGTAGAGCGTGCAAATAACGGAAATGGTATTCTCTACGTTAAGGTTCAGAATGGTTATGAACTAGATGAAATTCACGATGTTCAGATTACTGGTACTCCTGCAGCTGGATCATTGATTATCCGAGATGCGACTAACTCGCTCTGGAAAAATGCCACGCTTACAGCTGGCACAAACATCGCGGTAACCAATGCTGATGCTTCGGTGACGGTCGGCATCACCGGAACCATCGCGCTTACTAACGGCGGTACAGGTCAAACTACGGCTCAAGCTGCAATCAACTCTTTGGCAGGTGCAGTGACTTCTGGTTCCTATCTTCGCGGTAACGGAACTAACGTGGTGATGAACACCATCCAAGCGGCTGATGTTCCAACGCTGAACCAATCTACGACTGGCAGCGCAGCTACTCTAACAACGCCTCGCGCAATCTACGGCAACAACTTCGACGGTAGTGCTGCGCTCACGCAAGTCATCGCCTCCACCTACGGCGGCACAGGCAACGGCTTCACCAAGTTCTCTGGCCCTACCACGGCAGAGCGTACTTTCACGCTGCCAGACAGCAATGCTACTCTGCTCTACTCCGGTGGCGCATTAGGCACGCCAGCCAGCGGTACAGTGACCAACCTGACAGGCACGGCCAGCATCAACATCAACGGCACAGTTGGCGCGACTACGGCTAATACAGGCGCGTTTACGACGTTGAGCGCAAGTGGTACGATTACTCAAAAAGGTTCAGGCGCAGGAGCTATCAACATTGATAGTACAAGTGTAAGTTCTGTTAATCATACGATTGGTAGCTATTACAATACAGGTGCTGCTTTTGCTCCATTACAGATTTCCGCTGGTACAATTACAAGTTATGTTAGCGGTTCTGCGATTAGTACGCTCTCCTCCACCGGACTCGCTGTTACTGGCGCGTTGTCGGCGACCGATACGATCTCCACTATTAAAGCAGTAGCTTCTGCTGGAAATATTGTATCCATTAAGAATAGCACCGACACTGGCGGCGACAATACTCGCTATGCAGGAGTAAACTTTCTGGTTGGAAGTGATGACGGCACTTCATCTATCCGGTCTTATCGCACCAATTCAGCAAACAACTACGAAACCGCACTAGCATTTCTTACTAATCCATCTGGAGCTACACAGACTCCAACGGAAAAAATGCGTATTACTAGCACAGGCAACGTCGGCATCGGTACGTCGAGTCCTATTGCAAAACTTCACGTTCGTTCATCTACGAGCACTGTCGTAGAACTTTTACGACTAGATAATGCTGGTAATGCTGCAGATAATGGAGCCAAAATTACATGGTCTAACGCAGATCAAGCATATGATGCTGGCTACCTTTCGGTTGTTCGCAGTGCTTCTTTGTTGAGGCAAGACATGATATTTGCCGTAAGTTCAAATTGGACTACCACGGCTCCAAGTGAAAAAATGCGGATTACTGGTGATGGCCTCGTCGGAATTGGAACGTCGAGTCCTGCGTATAGGTTAAGCCTTAGCGGAGACGCAAACACTCGTATTCAAATAGACGCAACTACTACTCAAGGCATCTACTTTACAAAAGCAGGAGCCGATAATGGAACTTATCGCGTAGATACTAACGGCAATTTTGAGTGGTACACCAAGAGTGTTTCACAGGCGATGTCTCTAACGGCGAGCGGTAATCTGCTGGTGGGGACGACGAGCCAAGGTCAGACTGCTGGTGCGTCTGGTGGTTCATTAACGGTATATGGCGCACAAACTAATGGCGGAAATTCAATAGCAGATTTTTACAATACTGAAACATCTTCTGGGGACAATTCTCCTCCATTAATTCTTCGTAAAGGAATGAGCACGACATCCTCATCTGCTCGATTTGTTCAGTTTTATGCCAGCGGAATAACTACTGCAATGGGTGCCATTGTTGGTAACGGTTCTGGCAATGTTCAATTTGCAACGCTTTCTGATGCTCGTGAAAAGACTAATATCCAATCCATCACTGGCTCGCTGGACAAGGTTCTCGCGCTAAAGCCTGTATCGTTTGATTGGATTTCTAACAGCGAACACACGCCCGCTGGTTTTATTGCTCAAGATGTTAAAGAAGTGTTTCCTGAGTTTGTCGTCGAAAACATGGCAAACGAAGGCAGCGAACAACGCTACGGATTAACTGGCGGCTTAAACAACGGAGTGACCGCACATTTGGTCAAAGCTATCCAAGAGCTGAACGCAAATCTAGTTGCGGAATTGCAGAGTGTTCGTCAACGTCTTGCTGCTCTCGAAAGCAAATAATCCAATAACATGAATACCGAACAAGCCCTCAATAACCTATACGCCGCCGCCCGCCTAGCTCCTCTGCCAGCCGAGCAACACGAAATCATCCGCAAGAGTGCGGAAGTGCTCGTCGAAGCTCTGAAGCCCAAAGAAGCTCCCAAAGCTGAATAACATGACTGGCACCTCAGACGTTAATTGGCGTTCTTACGTTGGCCCACAGGACAACGGCAAGGTCGTTACGTCTGAGGACTGGCAAGCTCCAAGCGATCCCAAGCAATGGGACGACTTGTTTAAATGCTCAAACGTGAGCAACCTAACGGCTACTGGGCTGGTCATTCCTGCTAGCCGTGAGGACTCGATTGATTGTGTGCGCGGAAACGCCTATTCCTTCCAATCCTGCGCCATTGAAGGCTCTGTGACGGTGAAGGGTAGCATTGACGGTCTAAAGCTCTATAACTGCGTTGTAAGCGGTACTGTTGAGCTAGGCCAATACGACAACTACTGGACTAAGGGCCGCGCTCCTACACGCAATGTCTCTTTGCTCAACTGCTGCTCACCTGATGGCAAGCCGATTAGGGTGAAGCTATGGGATGCTGAGATGCCTGTGGTGCAGAATACCAATGTAAAAATCATCAAGATACCAAAGTGGATTTGGTTGCCATATTTCCTGTTCCGCAGACTAACCAACCCCAAAGCCGTATGAACATAGCCGAGATGCTTTTTAACGCTGCTTCTGGTGGTGTATTAGGGTCTGCGCTACATGTG